CGGGAAGACCGAGGGGATTTCTCTTTCATTCCCACAGTCGACCTCGGCGACTTTCGAGTTTAGCCGGGCTTCTGGGGGTTTGACTGAGTCGATGCGCGTTGCTGTAAAGCAATTGAAGGCAAGGCCCCTGACTTACGATCTTGCTTTGGACTTAGTTGCGTGTTGCTCCGACCTTAAGTACCCTGTACTGACGGAGGGGGCAATCCTTCAGCTAAGTCTAGATAGCGACCGTGGGGTGGTCCCTTCTCGGGTTGGGGAGCGTTTGTTCCCTTACTCGGACGATTTCTTGTTCTTTGGGGTTGGTCCCCAAGAGTGGGAAGTCGTGGTAGAGCACCTTTACGCTTATGCCGGTATGGCCTTAAGTGTAAAGTACCGATTGGACCGCGGAGAACTGCCGAGAGCTCGGCAGGCTGTGATCGAAGAACGAGGTATGAAGACTCGTATGGTTACGCCGGTTAGTTCCGATGTGACATACTTGGCTTCTGCCTTGAATTCCGTCCTTCTCCGCTTAATGTCAAAGGACCCTCGGCTCAATCCGAAGAGTAGCTCACCGCTACTCGACTGCTTGAGTCGCATGTCATCTCTTCCGAACCTTCGGGTACGGTCGGTAGACATGAGCCGGGCTTCTGACCTTATCCCCCACGGGGTTGCGAGGGCGCTGATCGAGGGGCTTTGCGATGGGATGGGGTGGTCCCCCTTCCTGAGGAAGGCCTTTCGGCTAGCAGCCGGTCCCCATACCCTGGATACTGATAGTGGACCTTTTGTCACTACCAGTGCCATCTTAATGGGCTCCGGTGTCACTTGGCCTCTGCTTTCTCTCTACAACCTTTGGTTGTGGGAGTCTGCATGGTCGAAAGTGAGCCCTTCGCGCCGGATGTTGACCTATCGTCGGAGATGCCGGACCGTTGGCGATGACCTGCTCGGGGTAGCTCCCCTTGCTGTGAGCCAGCGGTATACGGAGAATCTTATACGAACGGGCGGCAGCCCTTCCTTTGGGAAGGACATGCTTAGCTCCGAGTATGGGGTTCTCGTAGAGGAACTTGTTTACACGAGGTGTAAGGTTCCACGGCATCTTCCGACCATTTCAGTGAGGGC